TCGATCACCGTATCGGCAACTGTATGAAAGAAAAGGAGGCCAACGGTATCCCTTGGCGATCCTGCAAAAAGGCCACCTACGTCAAACGCGTTTGTCGTGTCCTCATCAGCCGCCGTCGTATCACTCAGCACGGAAATTGCTGTCGAGTCCAGCCCACCAGTCGTCCAAGTAAGCAGCATCGCCTTCCACTTTTGGTCTGCACTTGAGCTCGCCTTACCCCCAACCTGGTAGGTCAAAACCTTCGCCTGGACTACGGTTGCCACGAATGCCAGGCAGACCGCAATCATAAGAATCTTTCTCACGAGATCACCTCCGTTTCTCAAATCCTATTCTTCTTTGAGTCTCCAAATGAAGTATCCGTCGCAATAGGACAACTGGCCCGTGGCCGAATTGTACCACACTCTGCCAGGTTCAACGCACTCAGGACCGTCAACGGTCGTAACGTAGAGTACTGGCCGTTTGCTCACCGTATCCTCTTGGGCACCGTTAAACCTCACTCGGTCAGTCCCCACCTTGTAGACTTCGCTCGAATCGCAGATATCCGCCTCCCGGCTCCCTACCATCCTCAAGTCGAACGTGTTGGCCGGGCCAAAAAGGATCGCGGTAGCGGGGACGTCGATCCTCAAAGAATCTCCAGCCTTTGGTAGATCGGCCCACGCAACCGTTGTCAGGTAATTCGTGCATTGGTTCGAGTCCGACACTGCCAGAGCGCCCGAACACGACGTCCCGATGCAGCACGTATCACGGTAGAAAAGAACGTCTCCCGTGTGGAACGTATCCGCAACCTCATCGACCGTAAGTCTCACCTGAGCCCACTTGACGATCTCCCCCGCCCCAATGACGCCAAACGGGAAACTAACGTATCCCCTCTGGGCGGCGAGGCGATTCGATGGATACGCTGCACGAATCCTAGCCACACCCGGATCGTTGGAGTTAAAGACTGTCTTCCCCGTGAGCGCACACGTCTTGTCCCAGTTCGGATCGTAACTGTGGATATACCCAGTCCGCGTGGCAGTTGCCGCGATTGCGTAGTAGTGCTCAGCCCCGTAACCCAGACTGGGAATCAACAACAGGCCGAGGATCAATGCTACCTTTCTCATTCCTGTTCGAGTCTCCTCACGGCGCCGTCGTAGTACGAGAGTCTCTGCGCGCTGGTGTTGTACCACATCATCCCGACGATAAGGTCTCCAGGATCGCCTGCGAAAACCGGCACAACGAACTTGTAGTTGACTCTTACGGTATCGGGCCACACCCTCTTACCCGTCAGTGTTCCCGCCACGTCGCCTGAACCATTAAGATCGAGCCACGTAGCGACAGTAGCCGAATCGCTTGCAATCCCACGTGCGCCTACGTCTTCCGATACGAGTAGGTCTTTTAAGATCGTCATACCGCCCTTGACCACAACCGAGTCGTCCGACCGTAGGTACTTGAATGCCCAGATCGTATCGGCCTTGAACGATACCCCCAACCCGTACGTGAGGTACACCGTGTCGATTTCGGCGTGGATGACGTAGAGCGTATCAATCCTCGCAACGCCGATGTGCGCAGAGTCCGGGTCGATGTACGGTCCTACCCCCGCTCCGTAGACCGTGCCTATGGCCGTCGAGTCGAGAATCAAGACCCCATTTGCGTACACGTCGTAGCACGCCACGGTGTCTATACCACTCCAGTAGTAGACTCCGTTCTTTGCTGCGTCCTCATGCGCTGCGAGTCCGCCCGTTAGACACGCCCCGCAACTATCCCCGCACGGGTACGCTCTCACGTTTGCCCCTACCCACGTCGTTCTATTAGGACGTTGTAGGTAGATGCGCTCCTTCACCGCCCACGCGGGGATTGCCACAAACGTCAGTAACGCCAGTAAGGTCAGTAACGCACGCACTCTCATCTTCCCCTCGTCTTTCCGGTCTCGGCTTCGAGTTCCTCTATGTCTCTGTTGATTTTCCTCAAGTCTATCCTAACGTACCTTTCCACACGTCGGTCCACTTCCCTTCCAGCGCGTCTCTCTCTTCCGAACACCTGTTGTCTTTCCTGAAGGCGTTTGCGCTGTACGTAGAGCCTCGACAGTTGCCCCTTCTCCTTCGTCCTTACCGACAATACCGCCAGAACCTTCTGGCTTGGCGTTGTAGGCGCACTCACGACCTTCACGGCCTTTGAGATCGCTACTCCCGCGGGCGCCCAGCTTGTCTTGAGCTCGCGCAGAAACTCGTAGCGAGCGACAGGACTCGTGGGAAGGTTCTTTGCCGTCCAGAGGGTCTTTAACCACATCGGGTTCCTAAAGTCAAACTGCCCTAAACCCAGAAAGTCTCGTACGTCAAGTCCAGCCTTCTCAGCCCCTACTATGATGCCTGCGTTGAGCATTGCGTATCTGCCAAGGACTCCCCAATGGCGTAGTGCTTCCTTCCTGTCGCCCACCTGCCCGGCCTTGATCGCCTCAGAAGCGTGCCTCAAAGCCCATTCGGACTGCTTCACGGGCCACGACCCAAGTTGTAGTAATACACGGCCAACTGGATTCCTGAAGGCGGCTGGCATACCGATCTTGCCGTAGAGGAACTGCGTATCCGCAACGCCCTTTAATCCTGCCTTGATCGCCATCTCCGGCGTCATACCCTTGGCGAGTCCCCACTCGTAACCGATGCTGAACGCCTCGGCGCGGTTCCAGCGTTCCATCAGTGTGAATCCCTTCATCCCCATCGACTGAAGTTTTGTCAAGACGCCTGCGCGGAAAGACTGCAAAAGTTCTCTGGCCTCATAATCCTCGATTACCCCATGCTCCTTAGCAAGTTTTAGTCTCTCGCCCGTAAGCGCCTTCCTAAGCCCTCGCGCATACGCTCGTGGCTCGTCCCCAAACTCTGCAAAGGTATTGATGCGTTGGAAGAAGTTTTTGACCACCGGACCCGGGTTCATGGACAAGACGGCGTTGTATCTTAGCGCCACCAGGTTTCGCCCGCCACGGGTTAGGGGTTTATACGGTGCCTGACGTTTCAACCCGACGTTATCGTAAATCCACTGTAGGCCATTACGCACCGCCCAGTCGGTAGTTCCCTCGCGCCCTTTAAGCGATCCCATCCACTGCTCTAAAGCCACCTTGTGTGTCGGCGGGGCTTCGGCGATTGCAGCACGCATATCGCGGAGTACAGGTTCCCAATGCACCTTGAAGGCTACGCGCGCAGTCTCAAGGCGCAGCGCCTCGAACGGATCACGCTCGAATCCGGGTGCCCCCTTTCGCGGCATTTCGCCAGCAGTTCTTATCGTCGTCCCTACGGGCAAACCCTGTGGCATCTGCTCGAACCTTGTCTCCCAGGGCTTTAATTCGCCCTTCTTTGGCCCCAGAAGTTTGTCTATAAATCCAGTGCGTTTCCAGTAGTGGAGTATATGACCGTACCTATATTTCATACTCGGGTTGACGGCTTTCATCATCCCGAAAAGCTCATCCCCGAGTTCACGCGCAAATTTAACAAACGGCTCAGTCCCCTCCCCAATCCTCTTTAACAACTGCGGTGTCAACGGCTGATCGGTTCTCAGGGTGCGCTCTATCGCATCGAATATCGCTCCCCTGCGTTCGTCAGTCATCGCCCCCTTCAAGGGTTTCATCGCTTCGCGTGCGCGGGTATCAACCGATTCCATAAACTGCCGCGTCATGCGTTGTGCTTCGTACGCCTTCTCCCCTAACTGCGGCCAGATGCGGTACGGACTACCCATAAGCATCTCCACGGGATTCAAACGCTCCATACCAGGGATCCGTTTGAGTTTCTCGATATATCCCGCGATCTCCTCCGACCCCATCTCCTTCATGCTGGCCTTACCCAGCGCCTTTGCGAGAAGGTTCGGTCTATGCCCTGCGGGAATGCCCTGGAGCAAGTCGGAAGCGATGAGTTTACGATCCTCGAAACTTACTTCCTTGCCTATAGTTCTCGCACCCGTTCTTTTCTCGATTATCTTCTGTGCCGCGCCCGTCTTAGCGCGTGTGCGCAGCATCCTGATCAGCTTATTGACTTGTGCCTGGCTGACCTCACCTTTGGTAAGTCCTTCAAGTTCTTGAGCGGTAACTGCACGCTTGATCCCTCGTGCCTGACTTGGGGTCAACCACTTCTCGGCCTCTAGGGCTTTCGCTTCTCTTTTGAGTGCGTTCAATGCCGTTCGCGCTTCGACCTCACTCAACCCGCCTTCTTTCATGGCAATCCTGATCGCTCGTTCCGAACGACCTCCGCCACCCACCGCACCTTTCTCGCTCCGTAGCCACGTGACGACGCGTTCGATGTCAGTCGGCGCCTTTTTGGGTCCACCAGGTAGCGGTTGCGGCCCGGCTTCCTTCTGCGCCTTCTTGAGTCTCTCGACTACCTTCTCGATCTTCGGCGCCGTCAATCCCTTCTCTCTCGCAATTCTTCCCGCCGTCCACGGGGACAAAGTGAGTTCGCCCCTTTCCTCCCGTAGAGTTTTGAGTACATCTTTTACGCCTGACGGTGCGCCTCGTTCCACGGCCTGTTCGGTTGCCCGGATGAACCTGCGTAGGAATTCGACTTGCTTGACGGTGGGTTGTGTTGCTCCGCGACTTTCCCCTTGAATTTCCGCCTCTATTCTTCTAACTTCCGCTTCGGTCTTGCCTAACCTTGCGGCAACGCGTTCGGCACGTGACGGCAGACCTGCACGGATTGCCCCGCGTTCAGACCCAAGGATCGCCTCGCGTGTTCCTACCGGCGCCTCGATCACTCGCGGTGCCTCAACAGGAACGGGAATAGACGGTCCCGCCGTTACTGGTTCGGGGCCTGGTACTTCTGTCGGAATGACCCGCGCTCCTAACCCGCGTCTAAATGTCTCTTCGCCGTAACCCGGAATCGTTCGTAGTTGTCGCGTGGGGACTCCTGGTTTAGCCTTCTTCTCGGCCTTCTCAACCTTCCCAAGTAGTCTCCGGACCTCTTTGTATAGTTCTGGTTTTTGCTCTTGCCCCACGGTCTCGACGAGTTCGCGTGCCTTCGCCTCCCTCACGGCCTTGAGTGTCTCGGCCAGGCTTTTTGCACCAGCGACCCCCATCTGTCGTTTGGGTAATGTCTCCACTGGCGCCCCTGGAGGCAGTCCCAACGCCCCTGGTTGTACGCCCGTGGGCGTCGGCCTAAACCCACCGGCTCTTAACCTCTCCGCAGCCCCAGTCGCGGCTTCCATCTTTGCCGCCCTTGTCTGTGCAGCCTTTGCCCTGATGCGCGTCGCCTCGGCGATATCTCCATGCCTCATGGCCCCGAGGCCACCGGCGGCAATAAACGCCAGGTTGACCGGCGATGTCAACTTCCCAATCATGGGCAACCGTGGTTCCTCTATGGGTCGGCCCACGAGAAGTCCAGCGAGTTCCGTGACGCTCTCGGGCCTCATCTTCCCACGTATGGTCTGCTGCGTGATCGCCTCTGCGAGTTTCGTCATGCCCTTCTTGCCTGCGTAGTCAGCCAATGCAAACCCTGCGGCTATGAGGGTGTTCACGTCCTCAACCCCTACCCTTTCGCGTTCTGCAAATCGCGCCATCGACCCTATCACAGGTACTCGCCCCGCTCTTTCCATCTGCCTTTGATAGACTGCCATCGCCTTCGACATTCCACGCGTTACGGCAGGTTCGATGCCTTCAATCCCCGCCTTAAGTTCCGCTGTCCCGCCCGCGCGCGCCCAACTGGGCGGTGGGAGCCCTGGCGTTACAGCCCTCGTCGTCTCGATGGCGGTGCCAATCCCCGCGTACCACGGCCTGCGTGGCTTTCTAGTCTCGGGATATCGGGCCAGAATCGCGTCAACCCCTGATTCCGACATCGACGTCGGTTCCGGTTCCGGCCCGTACTTTTTAAGAACGTCGTCTATACTCACTTGAATCGTTTCTCTATGCTTTTCCTAATACGTGCCGTATCGGCGTTCCGTCCCTCCATCTCCACCTTTTTCCTCCGATACTCTTCAAGTGCACTCCGTTTGTCCGGATACTTTGCAAACTCCGCGATCAACTCATCGGTGATGTTGCCCGTGGGTTTCGTCTCCGGCGTCTGCCCTATCTCTTTTCTCAGTCTACTGACTTCCGCCATATTGTAGAGGAGATCAGCCCCCAACTGTTTGTACTCTTCGCTCGCGTCCACCTCGTCTGGCTCAACGGGTGTCGTCAACGCCTCAAGCGGGTAGTCCTTTCTCAACTGTTGCCGTCTTGTGTTGATGGCACGGTTATCGTCACCCAGGGTATTGATCTGCGCCTGTGGGTTTGGGGGTTTCGCTCCTCCTGCCGCCGTCGTCCCAGGTCGTCTCCCGTAGTACGCCGCCTGCGCTCCGTAGAGCCTCTCATGCGCCTCGCGTTCCCGTATCTGGGCTTGAGTCTCTTCCCCCGCTAGCCTCCCCTTCTCGCGTGCCGCCTCTTGGCCGTACCGGTATTCCTCTACCGCTGGACTTGGAACCGGCACGCCCCACGGCGCCCCTTGAGGCACCTGCGGCTTATAGTACCACTCCTGGAATTGTCTCTCGGGCTGCCCAGCCTCGTAGGTTCCCTGTGCGCGCCTTTCCGCACCTTCGCGCATTTCCATCTCACGCCGTGCGCGTTCGTTCTCCAGGTTTCTCTGCGTCTCTTGCGCAGTTTCAAGGCGTTCACGCATGGCGCGTTCGTACGCTTCCTGTTCGCGTTCCTTGCGCGCCTGGAGGTAACTTTGGAAACCTGCGCCTACACCACCGGCGAGTATCGCTAGAACATCATCTACGTTTGTAGCCACTTCGTATCACCGCCTAACATTAACCGTAGTACTCTGGGTTGTACCAATCTTCTTCCGCTTGCCCAGTCGGTGCGGCCTGGATGCCCGCTGCAATGGCCGGCCCCGCTCCCGGAATGAACATAGCGCCAGCACTTCCGATCGCCTTCGCCGCCGAACCCCACATCTGGTTTCTAGCCGCCTTCTCCTGCGCTCTCTTCGCTTCCTTCTGCCGTGCGTATTCCCTTATGGCGTTCTGCCAGTTGGTCCACGACTCATACCCTCTCTGGCTTTCGACGTCCTCCAAACCCATGCGTCTCTGCATCGCCGCACGCATCCGCTCTTCTTCGAGACCACCCATCTGCTGCCCGAGTTGCCCGTAGGCTTCGCCCCCGAGTCTCTCCTGTGCGCGACCGTACATACCAGGGCCATACATGCCCCTGGAGGCAAAGTTCTCGCCCAGGTAGCGCCTCTGGGATCCCAGGTTCCGCTCCATCGCTCTACGCATGCGCGTAGCTGCCGCCGAGTAGTACGGGTCAACGGATTTCTCCCACTCGGCCATCTGCCCAGTAACGTCCTTTGGCTGGTAGATGGCTCCAGCAGCACCTTGCAACCACCACGGTAAAGCCATAAGATCGCCTCCTTACGAACTTGTTATCGTCTCCGTAGTCCCATCAGGTTTTGTAAACTTAAACTTCCCGCTTGCGCTATCGTAGTAAAGGGTAACGCCCTTAGTCTCCTTCGGTGCGTCGCCTGGTGTAAACTTCTTATGCGTTGCTTCCAAAGTCGCGTACACGTCGTCCAGCACCCTGTTTAGGAGTGCCACGTCCTCCGGTCTGTCAAGTCTCGTCAGTCCCATGCCCTTACTCATGGTGCCGTCCCTATCGCCATCCAGTAGACGCCGAAGGACCCGATTGCTCCCGCCCCGTTCATGGCTACGGCATAAATCTGAGTCGCGGATACGGCCTCGATATGAATGGTCAATCGGAGAGTCCCCCCCGAAACATAAACCACCCCAATTTCCGCGTAGGTTGGTGCCGCACTAAACGCCGGGTCGCCGCCGACGGCGTCTGTGGCGAAGATGATGAAGATATCCCCGAATGCGTTGGTTGCGAGGCTATACCCGCTCTTGTACCCCCATGCGATCTTTTGCCCCACCATTCCCATTCGAGCAAGTTTCACACTCGCATAGTCCATGTGCGAGTCCTGTACGGCCTCCGGCCCTATCTTGGTCGCCGTGACCGAGTTCGCCCCAAGCTTATCGTCCGTCACCGCTGCGTACTCGATCTTCGCCGTCGTTATCGCGTCATCTGCCACCTTATCACTTGTCACGGCGTCGTCAGTCAACTTCGGTCCCGTAACAGTGTTGTCAGCGAGTTTCGATCCCTGTAGCCCCATACCTGTAGCGCAGTTTACGTCGGTAATCCCGCCGTTATAGTCGGCGTAGATCGTCTCGAAGGCCGCCTTGACCGCTGCCGCCAGGGCCTTACTATGCGCGACAATCGAACTTAGGTCCGGTACTATAGTGCTCATAATCCTCTCCAACGCTCCTTGACTTTGAACCCAATACGTAGAGACGACACCTTCCACGGTGCCGCCTGTCCGGTATGACCTATCTTGAGTTTGAGTTTCCTTCCAACCGTTCCGGGTGGGAACCTGAACGTCGTGACTCCGGCCATGGCGCCACCCCAGTATCCATCGTCCCAATCGAAGTCGTCCCAATCGTCCCCCACGTCGTCACCCAGAATCTTCGCGGTTCCACTCGCCAGAATACCGTCCAACTCCCACGAGACGATAAGTGGGTCCAACGCCTCTGCGTCGATCCACGCACGCCTGAATTCCTTGTACCTATCTTCCACGCCCATATCAAGGTCTTGCGTAGCGACTTCGGAAACTATCTCGTCGTCGATCCCGTCGTACGCGCCGAAATCAGCTAGGTAGACATGGCCATTCGATGCGTGGCCAAACCACATGTAATGCCTATCGCCTTCAGCCGTCCACACGCAAAAACACGAAGCGGCTAGAGCATCGCCCCTAGACCATCTTCCTGTGTCCAAATCCAAGCAGACGTAGGAATCGTTTACCGGAGTCGCCCCGGATGGGTACGAGAGAAAATATCTGTGCCCGTACACAACGCCTGCCGCTACGCCCACCACGGACTCTTCCAGGCCCTTGAACACGTCCTCAATGGCCTTACTCAACCTCTGCGCCGAAACGCCGTCAAAGGAGTACACGCCGTCAGCCCCGAGGAAGATCACCCCGCCACGATACGTCGCCAAAGACCGCGGAGCCACACATCCGACTCCATCCTGGACTTGCCTCAGCGAGTACGTATCCACACCTTCCCCTGTCAGAGTCCAGATCGAGCTCCGTTTGACCACGAGAAGGGCCCCGGGCACTGCGTGGAGTCCCGTAATGGCATCTCCGTATTTGCTCGTAACGTCCTTAGAGTATCCGTCCACAAAAACGTCAGGGCGTGCGATACCGTCGAGTCCGATGTCCGAAAACCACAGTCGTTCGGGATAGGCCCCTGAACCGGCAACCCATAGTCTTTCGTTCCACACCGTAAGGATCGACCCTGCAGGCGGCAATCCCTTATCGCCTTCCAACTCTAACCCCAAGTCGTCATCGTCTATATGATCTGCTACGGTCGTGCGCTCAGGCACACCCCCCGTAACCTTGATCTCGTCGCCACACGAAACCTGAGAAATTACGTCAGTCCATAAGTCAAGAACCCTGTAGAAAATGAACGCTTCCGGGTCATCGTCGTTTGTAAACTTATCCGTCCTGTAAAGTCTTATCGCTGTAACGTCACCGCGCACACTTGCGGGCACCGTAAGAGTCTTGGCATCGTCGCCCGTTGCCGTGTACGTAACCGACTCAGGTCCCCCTTCGCTCTCCCCGTAAATCCCGTACACGTACGTCATTTTCCATTTGTGTTTTCCCGCCGTTAAAGACGTGACCTCGAATACGCTCCCACCAACGCCTGGCGCATCCGTAGGCGCGGGCAAACCTGCCGGGTACACTGCCGTCCCATCGTGCCTGAACGGCCCTACAGTCGGGCCGCTGAAGTAAAGCGTGTCCCCATACTGGGCAAACCCCATTTGCGCGTCTACCTCGACCGTCGCCCCTGGAATCGCTTCCCACGTCCCCATCGCTTCATTCGTGCACTTAAACAGGGCGTCGTAGCACGCACCCAGGAATTGCCTCCACCCGCTGGCTTTTCTAAACCGCCATAGTCCCGTAACGGTGCTCGTATAGCCGCCAAGCGGGTCCGCCCCGATTCTGGTAAACCCTCGCCTCTGCACAATGCGCCCCGTTTCGTCGACTTCGCAGTTCTTGAGTTCGCTTAAACTATTCTGCGGCACTTCCGTACCGCCGCCGGTATGGAGTCCGGTGAACCTATCGAGTGTAAGTATCTGCAAATCCCTCATTCAACGTCCCTTATCTGTGCCGTACCGTCGGAGGTTTTCCGCTTCTCGCTCTTAAATCGCCTCACGTACGCCTCGAACTGTGCCTGATACGTCGCTGCCTCTGCAAGCTCACCGTCCCTCATCTTTGCCCTTGCCGTGGCGTAAGCCGTCAGAGCATCGTGATATTCAGGCGGTATCTCGGGCGTTGCGCCAAGAGCCAACGTCTCGGGTCGTCGGACGTAATGGAGGTTCAATCCTGCCGCAACATCCTCGTTGGGGGCGGGCCATACCCTTATCATGTCATTCCACACAATGTACCTGCTCACGTTCGTGTCGTACGACAGGCGATTCCGAACCCATTCGTCGTATTCAGCCAGTGACCCCTCTTCGACTTTTCCCGTAGGTGCCCCAACCCTGATAATGGTCAAACAGTTCCACGGTAGGTCATACTCGCTGACGCCGCTCACTATGTCAGTCGTCCCAATCTCCTCCAGACACTTAGTCCTACGCGCAAACTCCAACTGCGCGGCATCAATCCACGCTACGATATCCGTGTCCCCAAAGTCTTTTGTAGCCGCAGAATCGAACACGCGCCCACGTACCTGCGCGAGTATCTGGTCAACTGTCATGGGCTGAAACTCCTTTAACTTCTAGCGTCCATCTCGTGTACGGGAGGCCACTGGGGTTAGTAATCCCGCCTATGCCTGCGGGTACACCACCTGTGAACTCGCTCGTCCACTTTGTGCCGACTCTTGCGCACGGTACCCAGACGGTCCCTGTCGGTGGCACTTCCGCCGGCACAGGCGTCGTCTCCGTACTCCACGTTGTCTTCCCCTTTTGCAAGAACCCGCGTCCGGCGATACCGACACCCGTTGGTACAGGCGTTCTACCGAGTGTTCCTCTTAGCGTCGTGCCCCGTGGCGGACTCATTCGCGTACTACCTTATATGTCAAAAGGTTGTTCCCCTCATACTCAGCCGTTATTCTGTATGTGGCGATGACGTCGTACTCCGTCCCGACGTTCTCGGCACTTGAGTAGAGCCTTATCCTTGCGCTCGTCATTAGACCGCCTGTAAATTCCAGGTCGTCCATATAGTAGTTCTCGTTCGTGAGTCCCACCATGCGTCTCACAAGTTCATACACCATCGTATCGAGTTCCGCGTATGCAAACACCGTGTCTACGACCGTCGAGCAGACGACCGTATCGCAGTCCACCATGTTGACTGCGATGGCGTAGACCGTATCCGTCAACTGGGGGACACCACTTACCGTCGTTCCCAAAAAGAGCAGATACGCTTCGAATGTCGAGTCTCCGATTGCGTGGGCCACAAGACTGTCCACCACAAGACTAGCGTTGGCAACGGTAAACGCACTCGCTGTCAAAGTTCTTGTCGCGTAGTTTGTCCACACGCTTTCCGCCTGTGCATTTCTGTTGTTGTCGGCCCGCGCAGAAAGCCAAATCGAGTCTCGCATTGCCTGGTAGGCTGCCGCCCTACTTGGATGTGAGTTGTAGACCGTATCCCGTATCGTCTGGATATCACTTGTCGAGATCGTCATGGTACCGCTCACGGTCTTCTCGGCGAGCGGTTGAGCGAACACCGAATCGCCGATTTCGCCGTACGTCGCCCTGGTGGTTGGGTAAGCATGGACGACGGTATCCCTTATCGCTGCACGTTCGCTCATCGTTAACGTCGCCGTCGGTATGCTCGTCACGGCCTTCGTCGCCACGTTCCACGCGTGTATCCCTACCGTATCGGCCCGGCCATCCTTCCATACCGTGTCTCTTATCGCCATCCTTTCGTCTACCGTAAGCGTACTGGCGGGTGTGCCGGTTACAACTCTGGTCGCGTAACCCACCCAGAGACTTTCTGCAAGATCGCTGTACCCCGCGCTTCTCGTCGGGTAGTCGTGGTAAATCGTATCTCTAATCGCCTGTCGTTCCGTAGTCGTAAGCGTCTTTGCAGCCGCAACAGACCCGTCAAGATTCCGGATATTCCCGTCTGCAAGATGGAGTGAGTCCACGGTCCACGAGTCGCTCGTCACTATCGTGAGACCTTGAATGGTGGTCTTGTATAGAACTTCCCCAAATCCGTAGGTCGTCTCTCCGCTACTCGCGTTCACCTTGCCGGAAACTCTTCCGGGTCTCGTAAGCCAGTAGCGAACGGTGGTTCCGCTCATCCCGGTGCTATCATAGAGTGTCCCATTCATATAGAAGTAGGCTTGAACCGTCGTGGGATTTTGTGGCGACGGCTGGCTGTCGTTAACTGCGTAGTGCCAATGGAGCGTATCCGTAGGAGCGCATGGCCCTAGATACGCCGTTGCCTTCCGTGGTTCACATCCCATGCGACCGAGTAAAAAGACGACCGTAGCCACGAGAAAGACAAACGCAATCGAATAGACGATTGTTTGGTGTTTTTCACTCATCATTTCGTGTCTCCGTATATCAACTGTTTTCGTAGCGGCCAGACGTCAGGGTTATCCGTAACGATGTCTCCCCACGTGCGCTTCCGCTCGCCTCCCACCACGTGGCCGTAGACGATGAGTGTGGGATCATTCGCCGTGTTCGCGTACTCCGTCATTCGGAATGTGAGGTAATTGAATCCGCCGGCGCTGCAAACGAACTTCCACTGATCGGATGTTTCCGCGTGGATTAGAAAATCCGTGTACCCGGATGTGTTTATAAGCGTCGGGTTAAAGTAGAGATAGTTCCATCCAACCGAAAACTGTGCGTTGGAGAACAGAGTATCGCTTAAACCCCAACAAAGTGAATCCGTGACTACGAGAGGGTTCGACAGGCAGGAGGAGCGGACATCGACGTCTAGCCCCAGCGCCCAATCGTCCCCGACGCTCCCGGTCATGTAAATCCTGATCAGGCAACTATCAACAACAACGCCCGAAAGCGTGGACGTGTTGTAACTCAACGTGAGAATACTCCTCAAATAGTTCTCCGCGACCGCATCGTAGGACACTAGAACCGACCCTAGCGTGCCAGTCGTAACGACGGTGGATGTCTTCGTTCCCGTCGGGCAGTCAGTCTGCCACTTTGTGGTTATAACCCCGTCCTTGGTCCCCACGGAGTAAAACGGACCGTAGGTCGTCGCATTACCCAGCGATGCCGTCAGGCACAGGATCAGAAGGCAAACCGCAAGGGTCAGCCTTTTTCCTAGCTTCTGCAAATAGTTGTCCGTGACTGTATTCCTCCTTCATTTCCGTCCATACCCTAATATCCTCAAGATCGAGTTTAGATAGGTAGAGTTCCAGCAGGTCTTTTGTGAACCCCGCCTTGTGATATTGACCCGGCGTCTCCTCAGACCCGTATATCGTCCAGAGCCAGAACCCGTACTTCAACGGATCGCTCTCTGGTTTATCCAGCCAGTTTCTCAAACACCATTCCAGGTCGGGCATGGCAAGACTGAGCAACCCGCCCGACTTCAGTGCCCATACCCAGTTGCGCAAGACTCTCATCGTGTCCACGTGTGGCAGGTGCTCAAGAAGATGTGACGCGCGTATCTCGTCAGCCCTACCGTACTTCTCTACGAGAGTCCTCAGATCAGTCGCATCGCATTGCTCGTCCGCCTGTGGGTCAAAGAGGTCAACGGCTATGTACCCATCGAGTTTTCCTCCACCTGCACCCAGATCGAACTTGACCACCTCGCGTTTGAGTTCTATCTCTCCCTCCGGCGGTTTCCAGTACGGATGATCTGCCGGCGGATGGAACCACACACGCCTATCCGGCGTGATCTTGACCACATCCCCAAACTTCGCCTCGAACCCATAGACGCATCCCGTAGCCGTATCCAGATGAGCGCACTGGACTCCGGCGTGCGCATACACCTTAAACCCCGCCCTCTTGGCCTTCAAACAGAAGTAGATGTCCTCGGTCATGTCCCCGTGTATGGCATCGGGATTGAGGATGCCTTCCATCTGTTTTTCCGCCCAATCGAACGCGATATCCCCCCCGAGTTCCGGCGCACCCCTTACGGTCCTGAACCACGGCTCGGGTATCTTATCGAATACCGCCGTCTTGACGAGACAGCATCCCATACCGATTGCATCGCACTCGATAACGTCACCAAATCGCCAGTTCTTGTATCCGCCCATCTGCGGGTACTTGAACACAAGCGGCTCCGACGGCCATTGCTTAGCGTAATAGATGCCACCTGCGATATCCGCCCTCAGAGAGAACAACGTGGAAAGCGAGTCGGGGGTAGCGAGTGTGTCGTTATCGCGGAAGAATATGTACTCCGCCCCTATCTGTCGCGCGTACTTTACCGCTGCGTTTCTTGCATCCCCGATCTCCTGGTTCTCGATCGTGAGGGTGCAGATCGAGAAGTTTATCGGTATCTGCTGTCCCGAAAGCGAGATGCCAAACTGCGACGGCCACCAAGCGATGTTGCTCGCATCCGTCCTCGACGGTATCACAATCAGGCATCCCGCCTTCTTCTCACGTTTGTCCGTTCGTGTCCAGTCCGGCTGAACCACCGTCTCGACCTTGAGGTTATGCGCCTCCACTCGACCTCCCTTTTTTAGAATCCGATGGCTAGAACCCTGTAAATCTTGCCGCTTGTTACCGCGGTAAGATAGATACTACCCATCGCCGTTCCTTCGGTTCCGTTGTTGCTGTTAAGCGCCACGAGAACGTTTTCCGGATCGGTCGTCGTATCGTCAAGGGTTTCCAACCACGCCCCTTTAACCGTTACGAGCCCCGTCGGCACAAGTGCCGTGCTCGCGTCAGTCAAGACCGATATGATGAGGGAGCGGCATCTGCGTAGCGGCTCTCTTTCAACGACTGTGCAAGTAGCTGCCATTGTCCTAAATCCTCCCTATTTGCGAGCGGGAAGGCGGCCTCAAGACCGCCTCCCACCCGATTGTTACACTACATGATAGCGTGTATCCAGGCTGCTCCAGCGACAGTCGTATTCGTCGCTGCGGAGGCCCCGGTGCACAGACGGACGATGTAGGAGGAATAGACCGGATCGCCACCGACCTCGGCTTTCCATGCCACATAGTCCTGAGCGTCAACCCCGGTCATGATCTGTCCTGCCGATGCCGCCGTATCGGAGTTCGAGCCCGTACGTCTCAGTACGACCGCCGCATTGTAACCCCGGATTTGAACCCATCCCCACGCTGCCGTTGCAACCGCTTCGCTGTGTACGCCAGCCATAGCGTTGAGGTTTGCCGTCGCCGCCTGCTGCACTTCAAGACCGGGATACGTTGCCGCAGCCCAGTTGATAAAGCAGGCGATGCCGGCAGCCCTTGACGTCGAGTGACTGTTGTAGAGGCAGCGATAGAATTTCATACCGTAGGTGGCATCGTGAACCCCTAGCCACCAACCGTTAAGAGTCTTTGCAAAAGTCGGGAACATCTATCACTCACCCCCTTATCCAGCCAGCGCCGTGAAGACACCCTGTCCTCTACGGTCGTTGCACGTTAGATTGCCTAGGAACCATTTCTTACTCTGCACTACGTCCTGTGTCTGAGGCTTTGTCCAAGGCTCGTTGGAAAAGTCCCTGTCAGGATGTATGTAGAGTTCGAAGCCATTCAAGTTAAGCACGTAGCAGTAGAGAGTCGTGCAGTAGTCGTCGAACACCACGGGCTTTCCGTCCAGCATTATCTGCTGGAACCCGGCCTTGGCAAGATCGGCGTCAACTGCAAGCTGCTGCTGCGGCTGTAGGTGTGACCACAAAACCGACCAGAGCGACTTTGTGGTGGCGACCATCGTCGGCCCCTGATTCTGGAAGGTGAGGTTAACCATCATCTTACTGATGAGGGCCGGGCTGATGGCGACCGACGTAGAGTCGATACCGCTTCCGTCCCCAGCCGATTGCCAGGTTGGGACGTTAAGTATGCTCCACCCGATAGACGGCGGGTAAATGCCCACTCCGCACGCACCGCCTCCAACCGTGGAGCCGGACGACGGCTTTAGGCCATCAAGCGCCTTGTAGCGGGTTACAGAGAGATCGTCAACGTACGATCCACCCGTTCCGTCGCCGTACAGAGCTTCCGCAAGCCTCTTGAGCATGGTCTTCATGCAGACTTCCTCTTCGACCACCTGCATTCTGATCTGACCTTGCTCCGACTGTAGAAGTCTGTCTCTTTCGACGAGTCCTAGTGCCTCGTAATACTGCTTCCAGTCAAAAGGCACAGCGTTCCATTTCTTCCCACGTGCGGTGTTGAGCGTCTCGTCACCCAGGTAGAATCCGCCAGATAGGTTCTGCGCGTACACCACGGGCACGGTCAACGGGTTTCCACCTCTGCGGTTTACCCGTGACATGGCGTTCATCTTAACCCATACCGCACTAGACTTGAAGAACTGGTCGCTTACCTTCGGACGGATCCACTTATTGGAAATGGCATCCATTTCCGTGTAGGTAAAAGCCAACTGTCTTCACATCCTTTTTATTTCTTTGGGACCAACGTACCGCGCTTTGCATCCTGCAATATCACATCGGCAAGCTGGTCAACACTCATCCCATCGGTGGAGACAGGGCCTGGTGGCTGTGGTGGCGATGCGCCGGGTTCGCTAAGGTCACGGCCTTCCTTGATCGCCTTAGCCGTTTCCTCACGTACTCGTTTATCGCGTGCTTCCAGGAGTTTTACCTTGTTCAAGTCCTCGAAGGCGGCCTTGATGTTCCAGATACCGCGTTCCGCTCCGTGTGCGATCACCGCCTGGTCGTCAAACTCCCCGTGTTCCTTGTGGAGGTCTACGAAGTCGCGTTCCATTTCCGCTTGGCCCCTTTGGACTTCCATCTCCTGACGCACGGTTTTGACTACGGTCTCTTCCATCGCTCTCGGATCGAACTCGCCTTCTAGTCTTCCGCCTGAAGTCTTGAACTTCTCCTGTATTGCTGCCGCGAGATTCTCGGCCAAGTCCGGATTTTCATCCAGCAAGGTTCCGAGTTCTGCGAGTTCTCTTACTCTTTCCATGCCACCTAAAGCCGCAACCTCTTCCCTTGTGAGTTTTGCGTCACGGAATTGCTCTTCAGCCTTTGCAGACTTAGAGACCAAATCCACGACTTTACTCATGGGAATCTCCCTCATCTCCCCGTCAATTACTGCCTTGATGGTTTCCTCGCTCGGGGGCGGCGTTGCGGGCTCCCCTGGGTTGCCGCTTGGCTGTTGCCCTTTGTTTGGTTCGGTCATCTTCCGATCTCCTTCTTTTGGAGGGCGCCTTTCGACGTTGCCCCCTATTTAAGTTTTCTCTGCATAGCCTCTTTGTAGCCGCGTGTTCTAGAGTTAGCGGCTGCGTAGGCTCTGCCTTCATCACCCGTGGACGCCCTTACGGATGTCCACACGTGTCTCCACATACGCCTTGCCTTCGCAGAGGAAAGGCGCTTCTTCACCCTTTCGGGTAGACTCTCATTCGTCGGATACGGCACTACGCTCTAGCCTTCTTCCAGAAAACCGATCCAGCGATTGCCTTCCGTCTTTCGAGACTGAGGGGTTTTCCGCCCTTACCTCTTGCGCTTTCTACAATCTGCTGGAACACTCCGGTCTTGTACGTGCGGTGTAACTTCCCAACCATTGTACGTCCGCGCTTCCCTTTGGGTTTAAGGTGTCTTAGCATCGCTTCTTTCATCGCCCAGGGTTTCACTGGCATTCTACCACTTCCTTTTCTTCTTTCTTAAGCGCGAGAGTTCCTGCCTATCCCTTCTCGCCTGTTCGGCGAGAACCCCGGTTCCAGTCGTCAAGGCCCCGAGAGAGGGTTCGGCCTTACCGATATTGAATCGTCTCATACGTGAACCCACGACGCCGCCGTACGGCGAGACGATCTCCTCACCTACGTTTGTCGGGACTGGTTTTGGCCGTTGCCCGTACGGGGTTTGCGACGTAAACCACCCAGCCTTTTTCCTTTTTTCCCGCATTCCCCTTGCCGTGGCGTTGAGTTTCCGTATCATCGCTTCGCGCATTGCCCACGCCTTTGTTTGTTCGACGCGCACTTACATCCCTCCTCCCGGTCCGCCCGGTCCGCCCATACCCGGCGGCGGCATCGCCTGACTCGCCATTTCAAGTTGTCTCTGTAGTCCAGCCATCATCACAGCCTTTTTCAGTGCCCATAGGGGACCCATACGCTTTTTCAACTCTTCCTTATTCGGCGGGTCTTTGATCTCAAGTAGTTGCTCTTCATCGTAGACCCCGAGTTTGACTAAGTTCTCCGCTTCCATCACTGCTGCCGCCTTATCCACGGGCAGACTCGATCCCGCTTCGACCTTGACGTCATACTCGAAATCCTTGAACATCTCGTTCGTTACGCTCATGGGTTCTTCCGCGTCGCTTACCTGTATTAACCTTTCCGTACTCCAGAACGTCTCAACGCCGCTCAGGAGTAGTTTCCCGAGTTGTTTTAACGATGCTTCCATGTTTCTCACCTTAAGGCCTATTCTGCGCTTCGTCTCGACTTGCAGGGCCTCTATCGCAATCCCCGCCTCGATACCGGCGGGCGCACGGCCTTGCGTAACGTCGTGTATGCCGCTAACGATCTCGAACAAACGCTGATAGATTTCTATAAGACGCATGGTGTAAAGTGGTATGCTTGGCGGCACCTGCCAGTGTATGAGGGAATCCAGGGGTCGTCCGTCGGGGTTGTCTATGGGCAGTATCTCGCCGGGTTTGTTTGTGAGTTTGTCTTTAACGTCCTCGTAGATCGACGCATCGCAAAGCATTCTGGGGTTACTGCACAGGGCTGAGTGATCTGCAAGCCTTGCGATCTGCATGTTCAAGGCTTTTTGTATCGTTATCGTTTCCTGTATCTCTCCCATACCCCAAAAACAGGATGGCAGAACGTGATCGACAAACCTCACGACGGGACACCAGGAAAAGGGGTTCGGTACATCACGCAACGTAACGTGATTTGCAACGTGTATGAGCCTACCGCCAGGGCTACGCGGCCCCTTAGCGTTGTCTAAGGCTCCCCCAGGCCTAACCCAGCATCGTAGGAGCCTTACCAAGTCCCCGCCGCCGTCACCCATGTTTGTTCTACCGTAGGGTACGGAACTTGTGGGCGGAGTCGTACCCACTGCGTATGACGGAAGGCCCTGCGCCGTTGCCTCTTGAAGTTGTGAAGAACCCATACGCGAGTATAGGTCGTCAAGTGACACGTCGGATTTGACTTCTGCCGCAGCGGCGCCGTAGGTTTCTCTCAATATCGAAAGTGGGACCATGGACTCGACTATGTTGTATCTCGCATCTTCCATGGAGGTCGCAGCAGGATCGGGATGATTCATTTTCGGGTGTATAGGGGCGATATTGAGTTCCCCAAGGCCGCCGTTGAGGTATTTATCGAAGTAGATCATCCAAAAGACTGTACCCAACGCCAGTCCGCTTGTGAGGCCTTCGGGGAGTTTCAAGTCCATGTTCGTCACGTCCCAGAGATAACGCAAGGTCGCGTTCCCGACCTTCGCCTTCATCCTATCCCCTGCGTCTCCGCCACGTCCCATGACCATGAAATTCGGTCTGTTATCGGTAAGTATGGGCTTTATGGTCTCGATGTTGGAAAAGGATAGGTTGGGTACGATGTCAGACCTGTAAGACGCTCTATCCCCAGGCCACTGACGACCCATGTAGTACGACCAGTAAAGATCGTAGTCGGCACGGAAGTTCGTGTCAGCCTTATTTCTCGCTACTTCGTAGAGTTCGTGTACGTTGTCCGCAATCTCATCCGCCATCCGGCCTCCTCAATTCCCCCTTCTTCTTTGCTGCGATTATCTGTTCGCAGAAATCGTGTCCGCACGCGTCTACGAGTGACGCCCTCCGGTTGTCCTTTGGGGTTAGGTCTCCAGGTTCCCACGCGCCCGTGCGTTTCATCTCTTCAAGTCTTTCCCGGCGCGATCCTATGTATTTCCCAAACGGGTAGTACCACTCGGGTTTGAACTCAGGCGTTATCTGCGTTTGACGAACGAACGGGATCTTACCCGCGGGTCGTTTGCACGTTGGGCAGTCGGCCCTTCCCCTTTCGTCGATTGTCCGGTAGGCGTCAAACTCGCCGCAATCCTTGCACTCGTAGGTATAAACTGGCAGCTCTGCACCCTCCGTTCAGAAGTCCCATGTCCACAGAGTCCCGCCGATAGATAAGATCGGACAGGGTTTCCGCAATCGCGTCATGGCTCTTGTCTTGCATCAAACCGAATACCTCCAACATGATCCTACACGCTTCTGGATGGATAGGTCTGCCCTCGTTGGGACCACTCTGGTACGAACGCCGATCCCGCAGACGCACGAACTCCTCACGGGCGGGCCAGGGCAAACTCTTTTCGTCTATCACGGTCACCAACCAAACCTTTTTGCAAGGAACTGGAGTACGAGTGTTATGAGCACCCCTAGAACCACAACCGTCAATATCTCGAACCAGGTCTTTTTCATTTCTTACCAAAGAGGTCTGGACTACGACGTTCGAAGTCCGCTTGTTTATCGCCCCAGTTGGCTCTCGCTTCGTTACACCTGGGGCAGAGCATCTCGTTTTCCTTGGGCCATGCCTCGTCTGGAATCGCGGGATCGCCCATGAGAACCATCGGCTGTTTACATACCCGACACGTGTACCACCTGCTTTTAAGCCCCATTTGCATCGGGTGGGCAAGTGTCTCTTTTTCGCCGCCGTTACTGTCAGAGGTCATACCACGTACCCTCGTTTCTACGGAAGTTGCCCGGCAAAACCAACTCTCCGGGCTTTGATTTCCTCATAGCGAGAGTTGCCGCGTCCCTTTCGAACTGTCGCGCTTCCTCTTCGCTCACAACCTTGCTCTCGCGTGATAGGCCCCTCGACATCTCGACTGCGAAAGCCAGGGCGTCTATGATGTCGTCATCGCCCAACGGAAAACGCAGCAACTGTTCTTCCAGGTCCGTCATCCCAACCCTGTGTTTTATCTGTCGTGCTTCGTATCTGGGTGCAAGGAGCCTTATCCTGGCGCGTTTGGCGTCTGCGGAGGTGCCAGGTTTAAGTTCCTTCCTCACGACGTACGTATCTCTACGCTTTTCCTCTTCGCGTAGCCAGTACTCAAGCACCTTGAAGCCGCCTACGAGCTCGATACCGATTCTCTTTAACCCCATGGGGCCGTATTGTGCCTGAACCCTGAAAATCTCTTCTATGAGACGTGTCGGGGTTATCCTCATCCCCTTTGCTTCCAAGAGTTGGCATGGCCCGATACCTGCACGAGCAAGTACGACAAGGCCGACCTTATCCGAATCTCGTTTCTCGCCTACGGCGGGGTCGAAAGCAGCCACAATACCCGTTTTTGCGGGGAGATCGTCGAACTCGCCACTCCACGTCTCAAACCACTCGCCCTTAAACACCGCCGTTTCCGCGTCCATCACGAGGTTCCGGTACCAGTTTGCGAATCTATCGGCTCCTTGAGCGGCGCGTTCGGCTTCCAAGTACTCCGGAGTATAGAAACTATCGTACTCCGCCGTCTCGACCGAGTGTACGTCCTCAACGTCCCATCCGGTCGGGTGATCGAGCACGTACCCGTACAGATCGCCAAATGCGTAGCGCGTTCCGTCTAAGATCATAACGCTTGCCTTGTCTAGGAAGGCTGATAACTGGCGATGGTCGTCTAAAACCTTCAAATTCTGCTCTAAGGTCTCGGTGTTATGTTCACTCACGGGGTCGTCTGACACTATCAAATCAAAATGCCCGCCCGTTTCCGTCGTTCCGATGGCACCTGCGGTAAACGTAGCCTCCCTCATGCCTACGGCGGTGCGTGTGGCGATGATTAACTGCTTGTTTTCCCACTTGAGGCTCTTCGCGTCGCCTCGGAGGTTCCCATAAAGACCACGGAAGAGCGCGTTGTTCTCTATATGGTCGCGCAAAACCCGAAGCATGGGCTCTGCCTGCTTCTCCATCGTCTCGGAATGAAGTAGACACCTGATGTTTGGGTTATGCAACGCCAACCACAGAGGCAGGGAATGTGCGCAGACGGTCGTTTTCGACCATTTCCGGGGTTCTAAGATAAGCTTTTTTAGCGGTGCGGGCGGCGGCGTGGCTCCGGAACCAGGCCTCAAATGCGCCGTCAAAACCTCCAATTTATGACAAAGACGTCCGTGAGGTACTTCCTGTAGCCACTTATACCCCAGAACGTGCTTTGCAAAGAAAAAGAGGCTTTTTAACCCCGCTTCCCTAGCTACCTGTAGACCCGAATCCTCCAGACTCAGTTTTCCGAGTGCGGATTTCGTTCTGCTCAATCTCGTACTCACGCCTTTCGTCCATCACATGAACCCCGAGAACACGCGGCCTTGCGCGTATTTCCTTTAACGACGCCTCTATGCTCTTATGGGTCTTAGGACGCCCTAGAACAGTATCAAATACGAACGATCCCAACTCTATCCGTAACCTCACACCTTGCCCTTTCTTGCCGCCTTTGTCTCCGGCGTGGAGGGCATGGCCTTCCCCGTCACTACGGCCACTGGCAACTGGACGAACGCAACCTCTCCCGTAAACTCCTCACGCATGGGCGCTATAGAGTAATCAGCCGCATGCGCCAACGCCCTCGGCCCCTTTAACTCAAATTGCCTCAACATGGCTATAAAGCACTTCTCCACCTCATCCCACCTCAAACTGCCCTTGTCAAAATACCAGCCAATCATACCTTCCTCTTTCCAACGAAACGCCTCCAAATGGGGGACTCCTGCCTCAGACTCTTCTTCACCGCCTCGCTTATCCGATGACGCACCTTAGACGGAAGACAACACGGACTAACCTCCCTCTCGTACGGATCATGCCCCGCATCTATCGCCAACTGCTCCCTTACGAAATCCTGATCCTTCCTCATCTCTTGCTCCAGTCACCAGGCTAGACTAATCACAAACCACAAACAGCCAATACCACAGGCGCCACTACCAACCCCACACCCCTCACAACCGCCCCAATGTCGTCAATCCTACTATCCGTCGCCGCCCCAATGTCGTCAATCCGCGTATCCACAGTCACCCTGGCCGGCGCAAACGATACGAAAAGAAACAACGACAACGCAAACACCAAGACAAGAACTACCAGAGTCTTCATCACTCCTCCTTCTCGCGAATCACCTCAGTAGCACGAATCACGAAGACACGATCAGTGCCCAAGAGAAACCTACGGTCTGTCGCACACTGCAAAACATCAACATCACTCGATAGCTTCTCACGCCCAGGGAAAACACGCTTCACAACCACGTGACCAGCCTCGTTAACGATGAAAACTATCTGCACCTCGTCAGTCTTCACCATCACTCCCCCAGGGTTCCACGTGAAACAACCGTAGCAGAATCCCCAACATCACTACCCGGATCCCAAAAACTCTTGAGATCGGTCTCCCCGGACGTGAACCAACTGTAACGCTGTGTGCACCTACCCGGCCTCTCCCCGTGCTCGATGCCCCAATGCTCCTCCCATAACTCCCACGTTCGCCTTACATCGTCCACGTGATCGCCACCAACGCCAAACAACCGACCACACTCATTGCAACAAAGATATGTCATGCGAGAACCTCCAACACAGATGTGGAAAGGAACCGGGGGAAATATATGGGAATTTTTAGGGATGCAAGCAAGGGGAGAGCTTTCATTATTTACCCTCTTTAACCTTCGTAGAAGCGGAGTCCCAAAGGGGGACGGTTAAGACTCATCGGGCATCGTCGCCTTATCACATGGAGGTGTGGTAGGCTGGCTCTCCCCCTCTGGTGTCTCCGCTGTCCTAGCCTCAAGGCTGGCTTTCTTGGCAGCTTGCTTGGCAGCTAAAGCTGCGCGCGCAGCCTTCATGTCGTTGCCCCTACCCCTAGTTGGTGCCCGGTCCTCTGCTTTCGGTTCGAGCGCAGGACCAGGCACTGCCGCTGGCGATTCAAAGCGTCCTCGTTCGTCTCGCTGCGGGCTGGCTAAGGGCCCCGGCCTTCGGTCTCCGTGCTGCTCCACAACGGGAGAATCTAGAGCACGGGTGTCAACAGGCTGAGGCACGACCTGAGCGTCAATCACTGTAACTGCTTCCGGTAGTTGTAGTTGAGCGTGGTTTACGTAATCGTTGTTATGCGACGTCTGTGATAGTCCGCTCGCAAGTTGCTTTGCTATCAACATCTTATCGGAATCTGGTAGGCTCTGAAGAAGAGTAGAGAGAGCTGCGGTCAAGAGATCGGCGGACAGCGCTGGGGCTTGCTGGCCTTGGTTCTGGGTCATGGTCACGTTGACGCCGCCAGTGCTGATCCACCCCAGGAGCTTGTAGGTCTGCTCTGCTGCTTGCCTTCGCACGTCTGGGTCTGGGTCGCGCAACCGCCTTCCAAGGTCTGCAACGGCTTCGGGTGCGTATTCGAGGACAACTTCGCGGCTACGATTGGCCACGCGCTCGTCCCAGTCTAGGATCCGCTTACGAATCTCGAACACGGTTGAGCGTCCAACCCCAAGCAGCGCACCCTTTTCCTTCGCTATAAGATTGAAAGTATGCCTCGCGTCCAGTTCCAGCAGCCCGACTTCGCAACGCCTCAATCCTTCAAACGTCCGGGGTCGTCCTAGCTGGTATGCGTCTAGCCGTTTTTCTCTTGCCCTAGCTTGTGCCGCCGTTATCCTTGCCTGTATCGTTTCTAGGGCTTCATGTCCATTGCCGCCGTTGCCTTTGCTCATCGTTATCGTTCCCTTTGTTTCTGGGGGTTGTGGTCCGCTGACCCCGCCCGACCGCCCCCGATGTTCTGGGGACAGTTTTTCAGACCTGTCATAAAAAGTCAAGAGAAATCTTTGTTTTGTTGAAAATAGTTTATGTTGGGGGGTTGCGTTTTGGGGTTGCGGGTATTGCGTTTTGCGTTGGGTTCGGGTTTTGGGTTGTTGTTGTGTAAGGGTTTAGGGTTGGCATGGGGTATGCACTGTGTAGGAGGTAGGTTGACACACAAGGAGGTTTGCCATGAAACTGCTCACGCTAGTCATCGAACTCATTCGCCGTGCTTGGGAGCCTGATCCGGCAACAATAGCGCTCGCGCACAAACTTGATCTGTGGCAGGACAGGGCTGTTGACAGGTCGGGAAGGAGGAAGCCGTGAAGCCGTGCATACACAAGAACGAAGAGGGCAACTACGGGTACATCAGCTCTCACGCCTGGCCTTGCCTCAACACGTACATCTGCGTTGGTTACGCCACGGAAAGACCCGAGCAGGCACGACGCCGGGAGGCTTGCAAGCGCTGCGGTATCACTCGCGGGGAGCTTGAGGTTGCGATTGATGGGTGTTCGGTAGGGTCAATACCCGATTGCCTGGGTGGGGGCGCGCACTCGTTCCCCGATTAGCTGCTATTGATGGGCCCCGCTGGATTCATCCGGTGGGGCCTCTTTCCGTACCAGCGGAGGTCCCAAGTGTCCCTCCCGCATCCATACGGCCCAGTTGTCCCGATTAACCCTCCTGGCCTCATCCGCGCAGTCCGGACACACACCGCGCCCCTCGTACGGCGACAGCATGAGGTCATTGTCCTCTTTCCACTCGTGTCCACCGAACGGTTTTCCACAAAGCGCGCAAGGAAGCCAGAAATAGTTGCCAACGAACGCCCGTAGACGATTCAACAACCTAAACCTCATCGGTCTCTCCTTCCGTCGATAAGCCTCGTATCTCAGCAATACTCGCTTGTGCAGTTTGATCCGACCCCTTTTCTTGGGGTGAGGTTGGTGGTTCGACCTTCTCCCTTTCGGGTCGTAGAGACCCATCTTCTCCGAACCCGACGCGAGGCGCTTTTCCCGCCGATGCGTCAATGGGGAGGGGAGGGTCTTTCTTTTCTCGAATCTCTCTTCTCTTTCTCCCTTCTCCCTTCTCCCTTCTCCCCTCTCCCTTCTCCTGGTCACTTTCGGTAGTAACCTTTGTTAGTAACTTTTGGGAGTAACCTTTTCTGTATCTGCTTTGCCGCCTATATTCTGATTGATACCGACCCCATTTGCAGATGCTTATGACATTCGCCTCTGAGACATGGATTTTAGGCTCCTTTTGGCCCACGACTGGTTTTATCATCTTAAGTTTCGCCGCCGAAAAGACACCACAAGGAACGTCGAGTATTTCGCAGAGCTGTTCGTCAGTATATCCCACACGGTTCGAAATCCCGATCTCGCCCGGGACTACGTTATCTCCGGCAAGGAGAAGCAATCCGATCCAGACCCACCTTTCCTCATGGGTTAGTTCGTCAATCATGCTTCCATGCAGACACTGATCCACATAGAGTTTAATCCAATTTCGACGCATATCCCATCCCCCATCGCCTCCATCTCTCGCCAGAAAACAAAAAGCCGCCGCGTCTCAGGATGAGCTGAAAGGAACGCAACAGCTTCTTGCTTCTGGCTTATAATTGTGTGTCATCATCCTGACTTTCCCCTTTTGTCGTCACCCTACGTCAACCCTCGCGCCGCGTCAAGAAGATTTTGCCGCCCTAGACCTCACGTGGGAGTTCTGACATCCGAGCAACTTCTCTCCCACCGTGTCCCGATCGTCGCCCTCACCGCACACATACATGGGTTCGCACACCATGAAAGCAACGACAACGCCCGCGACCCATTTACCAGACTCTTTTTCATACTCAATCTTGTCACCGATCCGATACCGCACAATCTCGTCCAGGTGTGTTTTGGCTCTAACAACTAAGGGCAAATCGCCAGCCTCAACGAGAGCCCGGCGAATCAAATCCAGATCCACAAGGCGTCTGTAGGTTTCTTTTGTCTCTCTGAATGCCATCACTTATTCCTCCTGCTCACCCAATAGTGGCTCCCGAGCCGCCTGGTGAAGCCCTAACCGCTGCCTTCGCCCGTACTCAGCGATCAGGAGCGCATCTGAGATCGCATGTGTGCATTTGATGCTCGGGAACAGCTCCTGTGCTTTCGCCTTCGTCACGTTCTTGTCCCCATGCGATAGGCAACCGAGGGCCCGCTGCCACTTCGCCGGCGAAACTTCCTCGTGTGGGACCTTCAGCGTCGCCAACGCTCCTAGCAGGACTCCGTAATTTTTCATGAACTTCCCCGAGCTCACGACTCCCTGCTTTGGCATTGTGTGAACAAGTTCGATATAAGCGAAACAATCTTGCCTTGTGAACTCGTCGCCGTCACCAGCCCACGCCCGCAGTTCATCGCAAATATCTGTCCTGGTCTTGTCCGTGAATGTATAGATTGTCGTCGGCCCATAACCTGTGATGCAGGCCATTCCCCCGTTCATACCTGGATCAATCCCGATTATTATCTCGCTCATCTATCCTCCTTGAAATCCTTGCATACCTTCTCATGTCTCGGCGCAAGTAAGACACAAGGTTGCATCGACCGGAGACAATACCGCAGGTTGCGGCCATTGGTTACATAAGACTGGCACGCCCTAGCTTTCTGCGGTTTAGGGCCCTTCATATCACCTTCACCCACTTGCTCGCCGGCTCCACGCCGTTGACCTTATCGAGCAGCGCGCGGATAGCGGTGACGGCGAGAGAGGCGGCTTCGGGGGTTTTCCAAACGTCACACCGAAGCGCTTTCTTGTCGCGCTTCCGATTTCTCCCAGGCAGATATAAAACACCCATTCCAACTGATAGCTGTGGGAACTCCTCACTACGCAGGCTCCATCCCCCTAATCTAGTGATTAGGCCGCTCCCCCTCAGCTTCTCATCCATCTTCAATACGCGGCCCTTGAGTTCGGCTCCGCGCTGGTATAATTCCATTACGACTTTGGGCTTTGGTTTCATGTTCCTTTCCTCATTGTCATCGTTTTACCACAACATCGCGGCCAACCCTTGCGCAGATATTGGGCACATGACTTCTCGTTTGCGAACAATGTGTCCTCACAGGTGTTGCATCGTAGCATCGCGCCCGTCGGAAAAGCATCGGCAGCGATAGAATCATGGATGCCTACCAGTTGCTTTGCTTTTGCGATTACATCACCCCCCTCAAGGACGCGAGGCTTCACGGCAGTTTCCTCATTTTCGGTATCCGTTGATAAGGGAAAAGATATTTTGCCCTATCCTCACAGGTAGTCCGCGTCGCTCGATAATGACGGACTATAGCCGTATGTCCCTTGACTTCTGTTATTGCTAATCTGTGCACCAGACCGCAATCGCAGCATCCGATCTCTATCCCCTTAGAACCAATCTCTATGGCTGTTGCCTCTCCGTCAATGAGACAACCCTTCCTTCGTGGACGTTTACGACTCTCCTTCATTTCTCCCCCTCATACTACTTGCAGGTTTTCTGCCGCTTGGGTGCGAGCAGGACGCAATATCTACCGTTTCAAGGGTAGCAAACTCAGTTTATCCATTGCCTCGAACCATTTTTTCATATCGTCTCCGTTACGCAACCGATCAATCACAAGTTGGTCAAGCCCTCGGCCTTTCGATGATAGCATTTCCTCATAATGAACTACCAGCGAACCAAGAGCGGCTAATAGTTCGACAGAAGGTTTCAGCGGATCAAATATCACATTCTTTTTCGTTTTCATGGCATTACCTCCTTCGCCACTTGCACAGCTTACGGCGTTTCATCGGCTACCTCAATTCTCACGCGGTATCGTTCATCAAACAACCGCGCTACCAATAGCCGCGTCTTTGGCAATTCTCGCCGCAGAAATACTTCAATAGAATCTCTGGAATCCCACGCATAGACGGATTCAGGTTTTCTCGCCATCGGCCTTGCCTCTCCTTGCCTGACGGACGGCACGATAATAGACGTCCAATGTCATATCCAGCAGACAGCGGCTCTGGTTCGCCCAGCAATGTTTTCTCCTGCCTGTAATGCACTTTTTGCAATCGACTTCGGCTTTGGCGTACATTTCCCTTAGTGCCCCCCCTAGCGCCGCATCAGTGACATCAAGCTTCTTTCTCGCCATCGGCTTTCCCCATCTGTGCCTCCGCCTCAATTCTGTCAGCGAAAGCACGCATCGCATCATAGACTGCCACGTCTGAACAGTGAATCTTCTCTGCCCATTCTCGTATCTGCTTCGCAATCTCAGCGGGAGAGAGGGCGGGGGTGGGGCGAGTAGGTTTTGTAGATTCTATCTTTTCAGTCTCGACGAAACCCACCGTAGGTTTACCCCACTCGGGCTTCCAGCAAGTCACATAAACACCGACATAGGTAAGCACATCACCATCAGTTGGATTCTCAACCAGTTTCCATTCTATCGACATCATCTCCTCCTCGCTTTCGGCAATCCCTTCTCATATCGGTGCACAGAAGGGCGTAGTTGCCGCCACGGAATAACAAACTCAAAACCATTACTACAGTAAATCTTTATGCCTTGTTTCTCCTCATAATACCAACGACCAATACCTAGATTATGGGGCCGCCTATCTAATCCATCCTTGTCCAACAACGGCTTCATCTCTTTCCCCCTTTCGCCTTTGGCAATCCCTCTAGCGCCGCCACTAACTTGCGCCTTGCGGCTGAGGCTTGATGGTCTTCTTCATTATTCTTCGCTTCCCTATAGCTATCCATCTTTCCATATCTGGCAATTTGGGGAACAACGAACACTGTGAATAGGCCGTTCTCGTCGTCCGTTCCGAAGACTTGACAGCGTATCCAACTCAGCGTTTCGAGATACTGCGTCATGGTCATCGCTTCCCCTTCTCAATCGCCTTCAAGCGGCGATACTCGGCGTAGGATATCATGGCAATATATTGTGCTTCACAATCGGCACTTACCGTACCTACCGTTTCGAGCAAATCTGACTTATGGTTGAACATTCGATGACCCCAGAGAAGATGCTTTCCACATCTCCAGGCCCATACAAAAACGAAATCAACCTTCTCTTCTTTCACGTTCCCTCCTTTGCGCGACGGGCTTCTGCCTCGGCCTCCTTCATTCCATGCCGAGCATGGGCACTCTCACAATCATGACAATCCCAGTGTGCTGCAAATCGGCAACGGTTGCAGTCCGCCACCAGCCGTCTCAACGCAGCTCCGAGTTCCGCGTTGCTCACTCTAGGTTTCGGTGGGGGCATCGCATCCTCCTATCTCATGCTCACAAGTTTCACGCACGTTCCCTCCACGCATACGATCCACACACTACTTTTTCAATCCGCGTTTCCGTTTCCACTCTTCACTTGTCATCGTGCTTTCTTCTTCTGTGCCAGGAAATATGGTTATCGAAACGCCATCCATTGAAAAGATTTTGTCTAGATTTTTGCGAAGCCGCGCTTGTGCTTCTGGACTCAATGCAGGCAAACTACTTTTATGACGTTGCATTTTCCTTGCCATGTTACCTCCACAAAGTAGATTCCAGCCTCGAGCGCTTGGTAGCGCACAACGGTTTTAGAGTTGGACGTCATGCGTACGTCGCTCACCCACACCAAGCGCCCAGTGACCGAGAACAGACCTATCTTCACTTGATCTTTGCTCCGATGTAAATCAGTTCCGAAAGAATCGAGCAAATCCCCGCCGCGATGAGCCACATCACAAACTCGTCTGTTCCCCACTTGGTCAGCGCTACTCCCATACATCCGAGACTCCCCACCGTTGCGAGAATCCCCTGTATCTTTTCCAGCATCTCTAACCTCCACGTAAAACCAACCCTCGCAAGGATTCGGCCAGACTCTAACGCAAATCGTAGATGCGAAAGGGCGGCGTTACGTCTGCCACCACCTTCGTCGCTACGTTTGACCAGCCGGACCAGTTAGGTACCTCATCGGCGACCTTCACCATGAAATAATACATCGCTGGCGCTAGATCGCCCGTCCATATCACCTGAGTCGTTCCAGCGGGTAGGGGGACGGCTTCGCCCGCGCATTGCGTTGCCGTGGCAAACCAGTTGGCCGTATCGCCTAATGCTGGCGCGGTCGTCTTGTAGCGCAAATCGTACTGCGATGCAGTCCCACTTGTGCTATCATCCCCACTTGCCGTGCAGGTCAGTGTAATCGGCGCGGCCTCACTCGCCGCCGCTAGGAGAATCAGAGCCAGAAAGGTTAGGAGAAGTTTCAACATTGTGCACCGCCTCTTTCTTGAGTTCGGTATACGAAGCATCACGTTCTAGGAATGAGAGACCAGTCTTAAAACCACCTCGTTGTTGAGCACGAGCAAGAGCATGCAAAAGAACGCGGACATAGGTGGTCGTTTGCATGTGGTAATATGCAGCTTCATGATCTAATGCATAGATAAGTTCTGGCTCCACGGCGAAGAAGCTCTGTCCTCCCAAGTTTACCAATTCTCGCCTTGTTCGCCGTCTTAGATATTTTCTTGGCATCGTTGTCTCCTTACGGCCCGCCCGCCGTTTTTGCCTCTGGGATAGAAGCGCCACTAGAAACAAACGGGCGAGCCAACTATCCCTGGGAATTTTCCAGATTCTGTTCTGCCCATATCTCATCACACTCTTCCTTAAACTTGAACGACGAGGCCATTGGCACTGATATTCCTCTTTGCCTGAGCGCGCTGAGAATGCACGCCGGGCAGTCAGATGTTGCATCCCGTAGAGATTTCATCGAAGCGTTCACTGCCTTCACAAGCGGGTTAGTATCCGTCCACGGGGCCTCATCCTCCCCCTTGAAATCCTTCGGGGCTGGCAATAGCATGACCAGATCACTGATCGGTTGTTGTTCCACCTCTAGAATTAAACACATCCGGCAAATACGATTGGGATTCATGGTGCAATGCTTCTCATGTTTTTCCATCGCGGGCTTAGAGCAGCCGGATTTCTTACAGAAATCACAATAATATCTATTGACTTGTTTGATCTTCATCCCATGCCTTCGCGCATTGCTTCGCGTTCATCGGCAAACGCATCAAGTAGATTGTCCACGTCTTGCTCCGGTGCGCACTCATCGCAATATGGGTTGCCGCAAATCCACTCTGCGTCCGCGGGGTCTAACGGGCCGTCGCAAACTGCGCAAAACACAAGGTTACCCATGCTCGGGCTCCATTTCTTCCGCGATTTTCGCCACGATTTCGTTGAACCGCGCTTTCTGCGCAGCCCAAGCCGCAGCCCAAGCCGCAGCCCAAGCCGCATCCCTAGCCACAGCCCTAGCCGCATCCGAAGCCGCAGCCCAAGCCACAGCCCTAGCCACAGCCCAAGCCGCATCCCTAGCCGCATCCCTAGCCGCATCCCTAGCCACAGCCCTAGCCACAGCCCAAGCCGCATCCGAAGCCGCAGCCCAAGCCGCATCCCTAGCCACAGCCCAAGCCGCATCCCAAGCCGCATCCCAATACGCACCCAGGTCCTCCCTTGTAGCCTGCCCTTGCGCGAATCTTTCCGCTGCGATGACGGCGTTTCGACTGCGCTCATCCGTGAGCAAATTCCACACCTTTCGGCTGTCATGGAGCGGCGTTTCTCGCACGCACCAACAGGCGAAAAGCCGCAATTCTTTCGTTGCATCGTATTGCCAGAGATGTTTGCGTTCACGGCACACGATTTTGTCCGTCTGCTCCTCGATCTCTCCCCGACATTCCACGTGTGAGAGGAGCGATCCTTGCGCATATTGGAGAGCGTCGAACGGGTCGCGGGATGCGTGCATGCCGTTCTTGCACATGATGAGCGGACCTTCAGCGCGCATCCATTCGCCGACTATAACTTTCGGACGCTCGCCGAAATTGAGGCGCCCGTCATCAGCGCTAAAATGCCATGCAAGGATTTCGATGTCATCATTCATCCTTGATCTCTCCTTCCTCCGGTGGCTTACACCACCCTCTCCAGCCGCCGTGATGCTCCGCCACACAGTGATCGTTTTTGCAATACCAGTACCAGCGTTGTGTGCCGTCGGTCACTTGCTCCCTATCCATTTGTTCCTTGCAATGCGGGCAATCGGCTTCGCTTGCATAGTATGCCACGTTCCAATCCCAGCCGTGCTCACGCAAGAGTTTGTTGGCAAGCTCGGGTGTCATAGGAGCTTCCCCTCTTTCTGCTTACCCTCGCAAACCACACAGGTCAGTTGCCCACTAGCGTCTTTGATGAGCGCAGCCCCGCACGTTTTGCATAGGGGGAACTTATCGTCCGTAGGCGCTTCACTTGTTGCGGCGGGTTCCTCTTGCTTCTCATCCTTCAAAAGGGTGAGCCAATCGTCCTCCCACATAATGAACAAGTTAAATTGTGGGTTCTTCGCGTCCTTGCATTTCTCACAGCGATAAAACCACTTACCAGCATTGGGGGACACATTCCCCTCTTTGTTTGGCCTATCCGATACCTGCTTCTTGACACCAGGCCGCCTACATTCATGGCAGAGTGGAACCTCTGAGGGCGAGGGTTCTGCCTTTCCATCAGTCTTTCCGGCACGTTCTTCGCTTCCCTCTTTGTCGGGGTCATCACCCGTTTCGATGCAGAAGGTTTGACGTAGGGCATATTTGTAGGCTCCCGTCATCGCTTTATTTGCTGATTTATCGCCAGCATCAGACCCTTCCCCGACTGCTTGTGTGTCTACCCATGTCCCAGACGGCGCATGGGCAAACCGAACGATTGCGATCAATCGGATATTCACCATCGGCGTCCCACCTTTGGTCGTGTACACCTCACGTTGGACATCTCGCATTTCGAGTACATGGCAATAGATTCCATGCTCGACCATCGCCGGACGAAGGGCTGCAATCAATGCGGCTTCGCCCGCAAAGGTGTAATCTAGCCGCGCATTCCGTTCCTTCTTGACGTACCCAACCTCGCCCATGACGGCGGCGATTGCCTCATGTATGTTCTTGTGTTCCATCCTTCGCCTCCATGTTTGCCCGTGGCCGCTCTGACGCCTTCTTGCAAAGCGACCACGAGCGGTTGCGGCTATCCTCGCCGCTAACTCTCGCCAGCCTCTTTTCCCATCTGTCCCAAAACGCTCGTACGTCCGTTCGGACTCATCGCGTCCCAACAGTCGAGGAGTAGGTCCGCCAGGCAGTTCTCGGAGTCGAACTCCAGAGCCGTCGTCTGCCTCTGTCCGTCGCCACGAATCTCAACTTTGATCGGCCTCTCGTCTGGCCAGGTTTTCACGAATCTTGGGTTTTTCATCGCTACCACCATCCTCTGGCGACACCAAAAAGGTACGTAAGTATCCCTATGTAGCCTCCCACCGCGAGTCCTACGAAATAGGCCAATGCGATTCTTCCATCTTCTACCAAAGAGTGTGTCCCCCTGTAAGAAGGGCGTGCGCGATCCAGCCACATACGGCTCCAAAGACCGCGCACGTGATCCCCAAAATTGCGGGAGACACCCCAGGTTTGCGCAACCTTACCGTCGTTATGGGTTCATCACTAAACTTCATAGGCCCCGTAGGCCACTCAACAATCTCTAGCCTCGGTTTCTTTTCTTTCATCGTTTCTCCTTCAGAATTATGGCCGCCCGCAGATAAGTGATTCGACGCCACGGTTTCGTTGGTCCTGCGGTGTCCTTGTCCCCGTGGCGTATCTGACAGGCAAATGCGTGGGTGAGAAGCACCCAGGTAGGATGCGGGCGGCCCAATGGTTTGCATCAGGTTTTCTCCGGCTCAAAACAGACAAAGCGTTCGGTGAACTCGGCGTCCGTCAGCACCAGAGGCGGTTTGCGGACCGCACCGGGTTCCTCAATGATGTGTACCCCGGTACCGTCGAGTGTCTTGCCTCTGCCCCAGTATTTTCTCTTCACCGTTCTAATCTTGCCCGTTGGCCCATACAGACGAATCCTAATCCATGTCTCAACCACAATGCCTCCTAAAGCGCCGGATGACGCTGGTCAGTATCGCCTCGAAGATCCTCGCCCCTATGTCGATGCCGACGATCAGGGCAACAAACTGCCAAAAACTAAGATATAGGAAGATCATGTTGCCCCCTCCAAACAAAAGGGCAAAGGGAAGGCCGGATGGGGACCACAGCGTGAACCGTGGAGATATCCGGCCCTACTAGCCTTTGCCTTGGTCTTCGATTTTGATGTTACTCTGTTCACGTCATGGCCCCCTTTACACTCACAGTATAGTGGAGGCCACGACGGTTGTCAAGGGGTTATTTTGGGATTACCTTTCCATTGGCCGGGAGGTAGTCGGTGATCGTCTTCAGGGTGTAGTAGGTTCCCATCGCCCCGAGAACGATCCGCTCCCACAGGACCTTATCCACGACCCCGAAACAAAGTCCGACCGTCGCTGCGGCGATGACCATGATCGCCACCAAGGAACGTTTCAACTCCATCAGGTTCTCACCCCCTCATCGATTGTCACGCTCCAGTAAAGGCCAGCCGCCCAGCGTAGGCGATCCGACCTTCGTTTGAGGCATACCTCGGAAACCCCGGAGTGTCTCCTAAGCCTCCCCTGTGCGTCTACGGCGATTCTACTCTAGTTCGCTGGGAAAAGTCCTCTCGGCGTTTGTCCGCCAGCTCCTGCACGTGTAGGCAGTGCCGTCGATGCGCCTAGTTTGACGTACAGTTGAGCCACGATCCCGTAGAACATCTGCTTTGTCGCTGGTATGTACGATACGTAAGGCCCAACCGTCAACAGGGTTGCGTCCTCGATGGGTTTCGAGAGTCCCGCTGAAAGTTTCGGGCCCCCGTGAATCATGTCGTCTAGGACAATCGCGTCGGCTCCAGCCATGATAAACGGCCTCGGCAAAAGCGCATTCCTTCCGAACATATACCCCACACCAAATGCTCCGTGGGATGGTGATGGTTCCAGGGGATCCCCCGTCGCCAACGGGAACTGAGTTCCCATGTTGAACAACCAGTTTTCCGTGTATATGAGCGTTCCCAGGTCGATGCCGGTGCTGGTACTCGTCACCGTTCCGTTCGTAGCCACCCCACTTAGACTTGCCCCAACCGTAAGTGCCTTCTGGCTTGCGCAGCATGGCATCGCCACCAAAAGCAGAATCACGGCCACAAGAATCGTTCTAGTCATCCGATCTCCTCCTCTATCATCCCGTAGAAGCGATCCCACGGGAAGAGTTTACCGGGGCACGTCCTTCCGTCGTTGGCATAGTACGCGTGCCCCTTAACCGCGTCTATGCTCAAGTCGTACCGATACATTACCGGCACGATTATCCTTCGGACAGCCACGAGCAACTGCAAGTCTGGGGGCGGCGCCAGATCAAAGTTCCCGATGAAGCAAAGTCCAAAACTTTTATCGTTCATGTCTCCCTGCGGACAGTGACCGCCCACCCACGTTTCGGGACGACCCACGATGATCTCATAATAGCGATCCACGAGTTCAGAGTAGGCGTGGTACCCGTCCAGGTCCATCGGGTGAGCCAACCAACGCGACCAGGGGACGAGCCCCATGTGGTCCAGCGTGATGTCGTCCTTGGTCAACGTCACGCCATCAGTCGTGAGGCTATGGTGTAGCACCACCGCCTTGATCTTATTCTCCCCGATGTGGTGGCTCTTGCCTCTATCGGGAATTACTACAACCGGCATACGGTACCTCTTAGGTTAGTGTCCGTCCCTTCCGTTCATTACCCGCACTTCGAGCGTAAGGTCGGCTATCTGCTTTGTCAGGTCTGTCTTCAGGCCCTCGACCTTCGCCGTCAGACTCCCAAGTGTCCCTTTAAGCTCCACGCGTTCGGTCTCTTTCCGTTCCTGGATTTCAGCGCACTTCTCTTTCATGGCCTTGTCGTCCTTCTCGCACGCGCGCACTCGCTCTCTAAGGGCGGAAATGAAAACGGCGAACGTCCCTACGGAACCCAGGAGACACGTGAGTGCGGGTATTCCCCATTTCTCCATCGAGTTTTGTTCACCTCCCCCCCAACCATGCGATCACCGTCAACGCCTTGAGTTTCTTGTCCTGGAGTGTCACCCCGATCCCAGCTATCTGAACGGGGCAACTCACCCTCACCCTCTGGAATGGTGCAAATATCTGCATACCTCCAGCCACACTGGGATTGCCTAGAACGTACTTGGCCACCGTGCTATCTGTTCCAGCCGCGTTGTAGGTAGCCGCAGAAAAGTACGTACAGTACGTCCCCGCAATCCAGGTCGACCCATCAATCGAGTAGTCCACGGCAAAACGAAGACTGTCGATCACCGTATCGGCAACTGTATGAAAGAAAAGGAGGCCAACGGTATCCCTTGGCGATCCTGCAAAAAGGCCACCCACGTCAAACGCGTTTGTCGTGTCCTCGTCCGTGGTGGTCGAGTCGCTCAAGATTGACACAACCGTCGAGTCTCCGCTTGTCCACGTAAGGAGCATCGCCTTCCATTTCTGGTCTGCACTTGAGCTCGCCTTACCCCCAACCTGGTAGGTCAAAACCT